GTTCTTTCCAGGCAAAGTTATGGTGATTGTGGATTTTTTCGGTAATGTTTGCGCGTAAAATCTTCGCAACACGAGAACAGACCCAATCCCTTCCTGCATAAGCATATCGACCAGCAAGTTCCATGCACTTAAGATATTGCTGTCCGAGGTCTGAATCTTCATCAAAAATGACCGGCTTTGCGTGTACTCCATCTTTTCCTCCTCCTGCTTTTATGAAATGCGTTGCGATCGAATGACCCAAGCCCCTAGACCCAAAGTGAACGCCCACCCAAATCCTATTAAGCTCATCTGTAAAAATATCGACATAGTGATTACCGCTGCCCACAGTGCCCAATTGATCGGCTGCTTTGGATTTAAGATTTCTAAGAATGTCGATTTCATCCCAGACAGGATCGTCAAAAATCTCATGCTCAACTTTCTCATTATTCTTCCTTCCCACTCCAAAGCTGATATGCTTTTGGATTTCGTTCATTGTTCTGTAAATGTTCGCCTGTACTTCAGAAACCTTACAATCGAGAAGAACAGCTTTATTCCCGCAAGCGATATCATAACCCACACCATTAACGCAGATACTTCCTTCGTAAGCAACCACACCGCCAACAGGAACAGAATACCCGATATGGTGATCTGCCATGAGTGCCACTCTAAAAGGTCTTTTTGCGTCATAATTCATTATCTCTTTCATCTGATCTACTGCTTCAGGTAAAGGATCTCCCCAGACGGGAATATTGTCAATTATTTGCATTTAAAAACCCCTTAAGCCATTCAATGAACTCTGGATGATAAGTTTTATCAAACTTTCTTTTGGCCAAGATTTCTTTAGTAGTCTCGATCATTTCCCATTGCTCTTCTAATCCATGACAAGAACAATGTCCGCCTTCAGAGGTATATAATTTACCGTCCCTTTGAATTAAAACAACTGCATCTCCCGAATAATCTTCGCTCCCATAGGATGCAAAAAGTACTTCTTCATCTTTTAAACCATCGCAATCTGATTCAAATTCCTTAAGTATGTCTTGCAGATTATCGAATCCAACGTATTTATTCATAAAACCACCCTTATCGGATTATTCACCGGTCTATATCTTATATCCATATGTGCGCAATTGACGAAAGCTGTCTTATTTCGCGTTTCTTGTCCATACCCTTCATGTATATGGCCAAAGACATGTAGCTTTAAATTTGGCAAGGAATCGACCTTCTTACGCAATTCTGAGCAGCCAGTGCGCCTGCCTCCGTAAATACACTCGTCCCTAATGTCTAAAGGGGGACCATGTGTGATCAGAATATCGGTATCATTGGGGATTAGTGCCCACTTCTCGGCTAATTTCTCTGGAGTATCTAGCATAAAATGCCAGCCGCAGAATTCTGGAGTCCAGGGAGATCCCCAGATTTTGAGGCCTTCATATTCTGTACCGCTATCTTTTAAATATTCAATTCTTTCATCGGAAAAAATATCGTAATTATTTAAATAATCCTCTAAACATCCATCATGATTTCCGGCTATAAATATTTTCTTTTTGTAATTTTGAGTATTAAGCCACAAATGGAATTTAGAATATTCATAGGTAGTTCCGTATCCACATAAATCTCCTGCCACAATAAGCAAATCGCCACCTTCTAATTCAGGATAATGGCCGTGCAAGTCGGAGATGCAGTCAATGATCATATTTAATTTGACTCCTTAGCCATTCATTATCGCCTTTTACAGCTAACATCAAACGTTCAATTAAGCTCCAGCATCCCCTGCATGATTCTTCGAATCCTTCAAATGAAGTTCCATGGCCATCTTCATCTCCAGGATTTGCTTCATAAAATTCTATTTCTATAGATCCGTCAAAGATGGGATTATAATTTTTATGACAAAAATGACATTTAGGCATCAAAAGTCCTTCCCATTGTAATATTCTTCTGAGCCCTAAGAACTCTATTTCCAAAAGTCCAAATTTCTCCTGTTTCTTCGACAAATACTGTGAAATATAGCTCCCATTCCGGGCCATAGTCATGGACTAATTGGGCTGTAAAATTTTCTTTTTCTATGTGTTTCATGGGGATTGGTATAGGAAGTTGGGTTGTGGTTACTGTCATCTGTGACCACCTGATCTATATGTGGCCCTCGGTGTGATTATAGGAACAACTGTATGATGCTCTTTTGGCATACCCTTTAAACTGTTTATTTGGGCAATGATTATCTGAGTCGCCTCCTCATCACCTTTTAGAGCTTCCTCTAAGATATCATCATCAAGGTATTCGGCTACTTTATAGGTCAATCCCGATAGCATAATCTCTTTAGCAAATGGATTATCTTTTTTATATTCTTTCTTAACTTTTGTGTAATTACATGCGGTTAAAAATATTAGTATTAATATCACAGCTGATGTTTTCATTATCTACCTATCGGAAAGATTTTTAAATAATTGCGCTTTCTCTTGCAAAAGATTTTTCAAAAGCCTGTCAAACCTTTGGTCTACGGTTTCTTCTATTTGTTGCTTGGCGGCTGAAAGTTTCTTTTTAGTGTTATGCGTTCTACTTCTCTCACACCAAGAGCAAGATCCATGATTTCTGCAGCTCGAATCCCAGCTTTTGCTTCCTTTATAGGGTTTACGGCGCTCTTTACCGCTTTCAATCGCTTTTTTTAGGCTCATATTTTAACCCATCATGCCAGTTCCAGATCTCTTGACCATCTATTAAGTATTTTCCATCTACTTTGTTCTTTTTGACTAATTTGGCTTTTAGAGCAATTTTTCCAGGCCTTTCCATCCGATAAATAACACCTTCCGCATCTTCAGGTTTGTGACAAGAAGGCTCTTCTAACAGCTTTATTGCTCTGTTTGTGGTGCATGCGCCCCCCACGTGAAGAAGTCTTGGCATAGCCAACCCGACTGAAGCAAAACTCTTTATTCTATCGAAATACCTCATCTCATGTTCTTTTTTATAAAGATCAAAGGCAATAAAGACATTATATCCGGAGTCTATTTGATACTTAGTCCCATGAGCCAATGCCAGCCACTCTCCCACTACTCGATCCTCTTCTTCAGATAAAAGAATCCCAAACAAGTCCCTTCTATGATGTACCCATCTAGCAAACATCCTATGTTGCTCTTGTGTGCTCTTCTCACAGTCATAACCAGACCGCGTTAAACACCTCAATTCTCCCTTCCAGCGGACTACGCATACATTCGAGCCATCGAGCTTCTCTTCCACGTAAATAACGGCTACAGGGTCGGTTAGTTGCTTTGTGAGTTGTGATTCTGTCTTTTCATCGATGAAATGGTCGCCTTCCCCTAGCCTAGATTTAGAGAGGTGGCCTATTTTGTTGTACGTTTTGTACGGTAAAACTTTCTCTGGGAATTGTTTGTTATGCATTTTTTAATACTATTTTGGTTTTCTTAGGGAATTCTATGAAGTTTACGGGATTGCCTTTCTCTCTCCATTTCCTCTCTAAAAGATCGGTCATATAGAGCTTTTTATCTTTCTGATTGTACCACTCATCACATGCCCAAACATACAGGGGAGGGTCGCCGTTACTGATCCATCTCATACATAATCTTCCGAAGTTCATCGATGGTTTTTAGATAGCTCTTACGTATGAATTCACCATTTTTGTCACTCCCAAGACATCCCTCTTTTTGTAATGAAGCAGCAAAAGACTCTATAGCTACTCTAATAGTCATGCTTTGGCCATTCGTAAGTCGAGTAAGATTCATTACAATAATTGGTTCGTTATCCATTATTCCCCTCTCCAAAGCGCTAGAACCTGGTTCTCAAGCATCGAGATATATTCTACCCCATCTACTTCAAACGGAACACCACTGTCATTGAAAATGATCACGAAATCCCCTACATTAAGCGGCATGTCTACCTCTTTGCCATAGGCCACGATCTCAGCGAATATCTGGTCTTTTTTTTGCGTTGGAAGAATTAAAATACCCTTAGTCTCTTTTTTATCTTTCACTTCCTTTACAATAAGTCTCTTTCCGCAGGCTGCTATCATGAAACCTCGTTATTTTTAAGCACTTTTATAAATTCTTCTTCGGTTATTCCAAAACTTGACCATGCTGAACTATTAAAACTTGCAATAGATCTTTTTATACTATTTTTTTCAAATGAAAAATGCAAAATTCCGCATGGATAAACCTCTAANNTTACTTTTTCTCCAGTCATTAATTTTACATAATACTCGCGCAATTCCATATTTACCTTTATTATATTTCGCCGCTTCAGGGAATCGAACCCCATACCTTGAGTTTGGAGCTCAAGAGCTCACCATTTGCGTTTAAACGACCTGTATCTAACAGAGAAGGGCTCGAACTTCCAACCACTACATCCAAAGTGTAGTGCTCTACCAATTGAGCTATCTGTTAACAGACGGATACTTGGATCGAACCAATGACCTGCGATTTTGCAGATCGCCGCTCTACCACTGAGCTAATCCGCCAAAAATCAGCGCGAAGTAGGATTTGAACCTACGATACCCGGACCCTCGATACATTGTCGCGGGAATACCCTTCGAGGTTATCGCCTCTACGGCTCAGGGTTGCCTTAAGCCACTCAGCCATCCGCGCGTCTATAGAGCCAACCTGGAATCGAACCATTGTACTCGGCATCACAGCCTAGGTTTGTCCACTCTCCTATTAGCTCCCCTCCTCTGCAAGTATCTAAAGCTTGCGTAACATTCGGTTGATCAATCCGACTGCTCCTTTGAATCTCGGACATCGGGAGGTGGGCTAGTTCTTAACACCGAAAATCTCTTCTACGCCCTTGATTGCTTCATCCATAGGATTATACTTTGCGTCCTTGTCCTTTAATAAAGAACTCATAATAAGCTTCAATGAGGTAAGTGCAACAGCTGCCTTAATTTTATCTTTTAATTCTTCTTGATCAAAACAATATTTCATATTAACTCCTGTTTATTTTATTAATTTCACATTCTAATTTTATCATAAGGATATCTAGGACATCTCTCACCCGGATAAATATGATAAGCCGGAATATTAGGTGTCCAGGGATAGCATGGATTCAATCCTTCTTTTATATTGGGTTTTACATCTGCTGTAGGTCTAGTTTCAGATTTCTGAACCTTTTGACAGGTGCAAGTTACCATACTCGGCGAGTAAATCGTTTTACATAAAGGACATTGCCAGCCTTGTTTTGGTTGTGAAAAGCCTTCTCTGGTCATTTAAGCTACTCTTTGTTTAGCAATTTCGCAATATTCCTCTGATTTCTCTATTCCAATAGCCTCAAAACCTAATCTTTTTGCGGCTAATATTGTTGTACCGGATCCGGCAAAGGGATCGAGTAGCAACCCATTTGAAGGAGGCATAACCAGTTTAATGAGATATTCCATGAGTTTAAGGGGCTTAATTGTGGGATGGTTGTTTTTATATTGAATTTGCTTATGCGGATCCGATTGGCTAAATCCTCTGCCAGAATCATTTTTTATCCCACCATTTTTGATAGGCAATCCCTCAAGACCCTCATTCCTCTCTTTAGATGAAGCCTTAGCACAATAGAAAAAGCGGGATCCACCTCCAGAATTAGCTTCGAAGGCATTAATGTTCTTTGCCGCTTTTTTCCCATAGATTTTATTAACTGATTCCCCTTCTAATAAGCCTTTGTGTGAGCCGCTTTTTAAATTCCCACTCTGCTCATCAAGCATCTTCCCTGCTTCCTCATCTAGAATGACGTTTGCAGGCCAGCGCCCTCTTTCCGATCCCACTGTTATTGCCTTACACTTCCAGCCATCATCGTTCATAATTCCTAAAGCATTTTTGCTGCTAGGAGCACGAGTATCATCTGTGCCTATCCTACATCCATCAATATTAATTCCCGCCTGTCCCCATTTCTCAGCATTCTGTTTAAAAGTCCCATCACAAGGCTTCATTGCCATAATAATAGGTTCATAAGCAGGTTTAAGAGCTGTTCCGTATCCTGGGATTCCAAAATGATTGTGGCTTTTTGGAAATCCACTGCCATAGATCCACATCAAACAATCGCGGATCTGCCAACCTACATCTTCTACTTTACATGTCATTCGATGATAAGTTCTCGTCCCACCAAAAGCAAGAAGATGACCTCCTGGCTTTGTTACCCTCAATAGCTCTTTCCAAAAGCTATGAATGGGCACTCCATAGTCCCATTCTTTGCCCATGAATCCTATGCCATATGGCGGATCTGTAACAATTGCCGAGAAATGATTATCGGGAAAAGTACGCAGGACTTCTAGACAATCCCCTTGAATAATAGTCATTCCCTTTCACCTTTTAAATAATTATTATAATGCTCCTCATAGTCCGCAGCATCCTCATAGTGCTGCTCGCCTACTCTGCCTATAATCTGCAGCATTTGGCTGACTGCCTTTTGTCTATTCTCGGGATCCATAAAAGCAAGAGCTGCTTCAAGACTACAGGAAAGCATCATCCAGGCTTCATTAGGCTTGCCATTGCAATAAAGAACCATGAAGTGGTCTAGAAAGGATTTAACGATTTCTATGGATTTTTCCATTAACGTATTTCAAATGAATCAACGCAGTGGCAATTATCTAAATAATTATAAAACTCAGAAATCTGAGAAACATTTCCTGAGCATTTTACAATAAACGTTCGAATAGGGTGGAGTTTATCTGTTGTTTGGATTGGTATACCTCGCAATTGCTGCTCAAGAAGCCTAACTCGATCATTTATATCAGCAATCGTAAAAAAGGAATTTGATTCAGTCTTAGATAGAGTTGAATCGATAGCATCGAATCTAGCTTTGGATCGGTGAGTTGCTTCTTTAATTATTTTATTAATACTTTCGCATTCAGATTTTAAAGCTACTAATCTATTTTTGGTTCTTATGTCTGTTTCGGTAAGTCTTGAATTTAAACTTTCAATCTCGGATGCAATTTCTTGAAATGCTTCTCGGAAAATGAGACGATAATCGGAATCTTTAGTAATTTGTTTTACTGCTTCAAACATATTTTAGTCCTTTATTTTAGTACTTATGTTTCTTTTATTAATTTTTGTATTTTTTGATCTTGCATAAATATCATGTCATTTAACAAATCTATTTGATCTTGAAATAGTTGAGCTTTCCACATCAATTCCAGCAATTCTTGATGATCGGACACGCCATTACCTTGAACTGATTTGAGGAATTCTAACTTTCTTTGCTCTAAATCCCTTCGGCCGCTAATTTTCTCTATTAAATTCATAATTTTACCTATTAAACCTCGGATTAAATTCATTAAACCACCTATCGGCTTGTTCAGGACTTACTCCCGCTTTTCCAGCATCTACATAAGTCCGTACCGCTATCGCCAAATACCGCATAGCATCGGCTCCATGACTGTACTTGTCGTGACGCGGCTTATTTTTGTATACCTCTCTATTCATATCCCATTCTTTGCGGTAGTTCTCTAGGCACTTTATTAACCCCGCGCATCGCGTTTCATCGATCCAAACACGCGGAAAGATGCCTCGGACAGCTTCAATTCCGTTATCGATGGATATCTTAAGAGTTGGTAGCGTAATAAATCTAATCCCAAGAGATGCCGCGACCTCTTTGGTGGAAAGACCAGATGCGAAGTCATGTGATTCGATGTCGTGCGGTCCATAATTCTCACCCAGTATATATTTCTTTTCCTTAAGGACATTGGCATAATGCGCGAAGCCTTCCCCGTGATTTTCGTAATAATCGATGATATGAATCTCTTGCCCGGCAATCTGGTAAAATATGATTGCAGCTGAATCTCCAAAGCCAATATCCCAAGCCGTATAAACTCTCGCTTGGCGATCCCACGGCACTTTTCCGATACGCCCCTCATCCTTAGCTTCCTGCACATATTTAGCATAATATGAGCCCTCGACCCCAAGGGTGAATGAACAGTAAAACTCCTGCTGTATAAAGTCCTCTGACATCCCAGCATCTCGCTCGGCTTGTATATCCTCTGCTTTAATTGCTCCTGTATCGTCGACTGTGAGCACTTCGCAGAACCAATCCTTATTGCTTTGAGCCATCTCAAATAGTTCGAACGCATGGTTCTTACCTCTTGGTGTGAAGTTAAATATCGCCCAGCCACCATTCTCTGCTAAAATAGGCCGTATCAACTGCCAGGCAATAGGGTTTTGTAGAGAATACTCAGAGAACACACATCCAATCGGGTTTGTACCCACAATAGAGTCTGTGTTATCAGTCCCCACAATTTGAATAAGAGAGCCATTTTTAAGCCTTATTTTCATCTCTGTGGCGTTTGGTTGCCCATTGATCAACTGCTTTGGAATATGGTCAATAAACCGCATTCCTTGCTTGTCTATTCCGTCCCATAGAATCTTTCTACCTTGGTTCACATAAGGAAAGAGGTAGTAATAGGTCCCAACCTTCAATATGGCTTTGTCAATTAGAAGATTCCAACATGTCTTTTCTTTGCCCGCGCGTCTATGCCACACAACAACAGCGCGCTTTATTCCCTTTTCAATGGCTGACCACAGTGGGATTTGGTAAGGTCTTCGATCAAAGAGGTAGGGAATTTCAATTGAAGTTTCCAAGTCTTATATTAATAATGATTTTAAGTATTTATTATTGGTTATTTCTAATCGAAGGGTATTATTATCAAAGAAGCTAGTACCAAAAATTGCAATAACAAATGTAATGAAGATAATAAATAGGTATTTAAGTATTGTCTTATCAATATCCATTAATATGCGCCTCCAATCTTCTTTCAATCTTCTCTATTGAAATGCTATTGCAGATGGTTCCATAAAATGAACCGATTATGATGGCTATAACTACAACCATTCCTAGAATGCTGAATACATCATCCATTTTGAAGTACCTTTATTTGCTGTTTTAATTCACCATTTTGTTTATATATCATTACGGTGCCATATATCCAAAAAATAGCCCCAGTACCGACAAGAAATGTAATTATTAATGAGCCTAAAGCGGCGCAAAATCCTTCCATGTCATTCCCCTCGGATATATCGCTTCTTAAATATGCGCCAGCTGTTCTTGGTTCGCTTTTCTAGGGGGTAAATTTCGTTATATTGCTTCTTTAGTATCTTTACTCTGACTGCTCTCATATGTCCTCTATTTAAAAGTCTTGTGGGGTTTGTTTGGGCGGTCCCCTCTCGCTAATATCCGCTACGGCTTCAAAATGATTAACAATTAACATGATCGTTCTTGTATTAGCCCAATCTACGACCAACCTAGACCAGCCGTTCCTAACCAGTCGTTTACGGCTAACCGCTCATACCCAGTGATAGATTCGAACTATCAAGCTATGTCCGTGGATCTCTTATATGTATGCTCTAGTGCGTACAACCGTCATTGCATTGCCCTTCCACATACAATGGCCCCATAGCTAAGGATGAGTGGAGCTCATCTTCTTCCCCTTATGCCATCTAGGGTGAACCGAGCGTAATAAACTCAACTATCACGGCAGCCAGCATGTATATACCTATACTTGCAGCCATAAAGGTGAGTGCGAATAGAAAACTAATAAAAGCTAGTTCAATCATCGAAGATTTCCTTTAAAAACCCCGCAAAAAGAACTATTAAAAATGCGCAGAGAAAAATTGCTAGAACTGTTGCAAACGCCTCAATCACTAGAATTTTACTCCGTTAACCATTCCCCAGTTTTTGGGCAACTTCACTTTAGTTGGATTAGATGAGGTTAAAGGAACGCGCTGATAAGTAACTTTTGAGTGTTTTTTAGCGGTCTTTTTTATGGTTTTTTTCACGACTTTGCGCGATGATTTTGTGACTTTCTTGCTCGTGCTTTTGATTGGCTTCTTTGCGGGCTTTTTTTTAGCTGTTTTGGTTAGTTTTTTTACTTTTTTTGAGATCTTTTTTACTTTTTTATCCATTGATTCCTTCCATTTATTTAATCTAACTATATGATTTTTTAAATTAGTTATCATTCCGCATATAAATCCGAATGCACCTGGAGCATCACTTATAGGAGAGTTTTCCTTTGTCATCCTGCGAACTAAACGAATGAAGTAATTAATTGTTGGCAAGCTATGTTTCATAATCCCCCTACATTCCAAGGTTTATATAATGCTTCCTTTTCTTGTGCTCCATGAGCGATGGATAATACTTCCCATTTACCTGGTTCATTCTTAAGAGAGATAAAGCAACCAACCTTTAAGCTTGGGTGATCATCTATCCAGCATACTTGCTCTGTTGTTCCGTCTCTAAGACGCACTTGCTTCATGTTTCCCTATCTCTTTAACAACATTTTGTTGGGAGATGACAACATCTTGTTGCGCTTCTTCTAGGTCATACTTGCGTATAATATTAATGATGGTTGAGGCTACTTCGTCAGGGCTCTTATCCCGCATCCCCAGAATGATTTTAGAAAGCCATATCAGCATGGTTGTATCCCCTGCTAAAGCTTTCTCAAACATCTTGCGTCTTAAGGATACATTACCTTTAAGCCTTCCTTTTCGCATTGCTTCTGAATACTTGTCATGAAGCGTAGACTCTGCGCAACCAAAGTAAGCTGCCATTTCAGAGACAATGCAACCAGAGGCGGCAATCTCTTCAATTTTAGCTTCATCTAGAACAACAGGTGGTCTACCGGGTGGATTAGAAAGCTTTTTAACCACGTACTTTCTTTTCGCCATTTGTAGGGGCTCAAATTTGTATTATTAAGAGGCTACCCATACTTATGTAGCCTCTGCATCAATTATTACATTATTATTAGAAAGAGGTGGCAAATCTTGGATTTGCTCTATTTTGATGGCTTTAACTTGATCCATATTGACGTGATAGATGCATCCATCATTTGCTGGAATGAGTTTAAAGCCCCTAGGATGTTCTTCAATAATTTTATCAAGTGATTGGTCATCGTCTTTAACCATCGTAGCCAAATAGTCTTTATCGAAGTAAAAGCTATATTTTCTCATGCTGGCTCTACCACGGATTTTGTTTGGAATTCTATGGCATCTGAAACGCGAGAGATGATGACTTTTACATATTTACCATAAAGATTTTCTTTCACCCATTTTACTAGTTCTCTGTAATCAAAGACCCACTCATCATTCTCGCGCTCTCCAAGAGAGCAATAGCCTGTTTCATAAAAAAGATTCGAACCACCTCGGCTCCCGTAAAATGGTATAAATGTTTGAATTGATCCATCTGTTTTAACACAGCTTAAAATATATTGATTTTCTTTTAATTTCATATTATTTTCCTTTTTATTATTTTTCGTTAAAAATCCTGTCCAATATTTATTAAAAACACCTTGGGGAAAAACAGTTTCTCTAGTTACCTTGTGTGGTAAATTAATGGGTTGAAAACTAACAGTATTACCTGGAGAAGCGACTAAAATGTGATCATTTCTTCTTTGCACTTTTTTTCCCTTTTCTAGCCTCGCTATACGCAATAGCGACGGCTTGCTTTTGAGGTTTCCCTGCTTTCATTTCTGTTTTAACGTTCTTGCTAAACCCTTTTGGTGTTTTAGCAGCTTTTCCTTTAGCTAATGGCATCTTATTCCTTATATTTATCGACCCTGACATGAACCGTCAGATGTCTTTTGTTTAACAGGCCCTCGGGGTAGTAATTCACCACGCCTTTATCGATAAGCCTTTTATATTCACGCTCTGTCATGACGAGCTCAAGCCAGTCTTCACCTTCAATGTCTTCTTCATAGATCAGTCGCATCGCTTAGGCCATATTGTGGTCGCATGGGGATAACCGTGATTTTAACAAGGGGTTTAAGGCCGTAGTATTTATAGACATGCTTCTCGCATATGCGTTTATCGTCATCGTAAACGATGCCTTTCATCGCATTCGTTATGAGGTAGGCTAGATTGTCTTCATCGGGTCGAATGTCGGGAAGTATCTGGCGCGTGAGCATCTGATGGTATTTGATTTTAGATGTTCCCTTTGGAATGGGGAAAATGAACTCAAAGGTAACTGCGACCGGTTCAGCCCAGGGTTGAGCGGGAGCTGCTGTTTTAAGCTGCCACTGCATCTGCTCTTTATCTTTTTTAGATGGATCGTAAGCGCGACCCTTTCTGCATGGGCAAGTGAAGCGAGTTTGTTTTTGAGGCTTTAAAGGGCCGTGTAGGTCGAATAGGTACTGCTGCATGCATCTCTGTTATTATATTAAATCGTCGAGATGCCGTGCCAACAGAATTTCGGGCAAGAATTATTTTAAGAAATTTTTTCGGGTGTGTATTCTTCCACTAAATACACATCGATTTCATC